ACAAGGTGCGGATTCAGTTGTAGCAATTACTTCCAGCACCACACTTACTCCAGAAGAACACGGCGGACGGATTATTTCCGTTGGCGGCACGTTGGCGTCAAATCTTACTTTGACACTGCCAACAATTGATACCACGGCCAACGCTGCTTCTGCTGGCCCGGGGCCAGATCCTAATACGCTGAACAATCAAGGCGTGGTCTACACCATCTGGATTCCTACCACAATTGCAACCTCATCGTTGAAGATTGCAACTGATGGAACAGACAAATATGTTGGTTCTGTGCTTTCAATAGATACCGATTCAACAGATGCTGCTCGTGGTTTTGTTTCAGGTGCTTCAAATGACTTTATTAACTTTAACGGTGGCACAACTGGCGGTATTGCTGGGACATGGGTGCAGATTTTTGCTATAGCCGCATTAAAGTACATGGTCACCGGCGTAGCACTTGGATCAGGAACTGTTGCAACTCCGTTTGCTGACTCCTGATTAGGAGGCCAACATGGCTATGCAAACTGATGTACAGGCCAGTGTACCAATTACTGGTGATGGGTTATTTACTGACCAAGCGGCAAACAACCTTGGCAGGACTCGGGTAAAAAGCATCTACATCGTGCCGGGTGGTTCAGCAGGAAGCGTGGTGTTTAAAGATGGCGGTTCAGGCGGTACAACCGTTATGACCATAAACACTGTTGCTTCTGCAATCCAACCAACGTATATGCTGATGCCCGGTCAAGGTGTTTTGTTTGAAACAAACGTCTATGCGGATGTGACAAACATTGGTTCTGTCACAATTTTCTATGGCTAAGTCAAAGGGCATGGGTATAAATACTTCTGTGAAGTCGGGCAACTTCCGCCCGACCAAGCAGGGTGCCGGTATGACTGAAAAAGGTGTTGCAGCGTATCGTCGTGCCAACCCCGGCTCAAAACTTAAGACTGCGGTAACTGAGGACAAGCCTACTGGCGAGAGAGCCAAGCGTAGGAAGTCGTTTTGTGCTCGATCCTTGGGTCAGATGAAGAAGTTTCCCGAGGCCGCTAAAGATCCCAACAGCCGCATTCGACAGGCTAGAAAACGGTGGAAATGCTGATGGAAATGATGCTTTGGAACATGGTGTTGACCACGCTTCTCGGAGTTTTAGCCTACATGGGCCACGAGAAGGCTTCAGAAATTAGTCGACTTACCATACTTTTAAACAAAACTCGGGAGGAAATAGCCCGTGATAACGTTACTCAAGCAGAAATGGACAAGTTTGTTCAGCATATTGACCAACGCTTTAACAAACTTGAAGCAAAAATTGATCTTCTTATGCAAAAGGGGTAAGTGATGGCTAAGAAAACCAACGCACGTAGTATGGCTGAGTTTTTGGAAGACCAACAAATGCATCCAAGCGAAACCGCACTTAATAAAATGTTGGAATTTTATAGGTTAAACAAAAAAGGTTTTAAAGGTGGCGATAGAGATTATGAAAAAGCAGAAGAACTTGTTAACGATTTAAGATACCGTGATGAACTTAATCCTCCTCGCAAACCACGTACTGAAGAGCAAATGTCAGAGTTAACTCGTGAGGTTAGTCGTTTTGGATCCAAACCCGGTGGCATGAAAAAAGGCGGTGCGGTCTCCGCTTCCAAGCGTGCAGATGGCATTGCTATTAAAGGTAAGACTAAAGGAAGGTTTGTTTAATGTACTTGACCAGCAACATTCCATATTTTAAATGCTGGGTAAGAAAAGAGTTTACAAATGGACACCAAAACTATCACGGGGAGTATTTGCATGGACTGGCAGTCGCTGTCACGACCATCCCTGATCGATGTCTTGGGTTTCAAGTCATCTTCACTGGGTGCGAGGCTGACGACGGAAGTCAGCCAAATGTGCATGGTGGTGCTATGTGGGCAAGAATGCCAATCACGGCTCTTGTTGGTGACATCCCCCTTCAAGAATGGCCCGAGCGCATGGAGACTCATCTGGCGCAGCCTTGGGACTGTAGTTCGTACAACCACGGAATCGTTAGGATTGACAGGGCGCAACCCTCTCCTTGGTTGTGCAAGATCAACAATGAGTTCCATACGGGTCGGTATCTGTTCACGGTGGACTACGCTGAGAGCAATGTTTCAGAAGACCCATCCCAACACAAACAGAGCCATGTGCTCATCTTGACGGACGCTGGAAAATGGACAGGAAATGTAGTGGCTTTACCCAACAATCGAGTGCGAGTCACCAGCCCAGCGTATTGGGTGACAGGCGAGGGAGCGCCCGATTTTCGACCCAGCCAATGGATTCATTGTGCGGAACAAGACGATTCGTACATGGACCCCGAGGTGACTTTTAACAACCTGTACAAGGAGTAAATGATGAAGGCAAAAATGATGGCTGGTGGCGGCAAAGCAAAAATGGCTGCTGGTGGTGGAATGATGAAAAAAGGCTACGCCGCTGGCGGAATGATGAAAAAAGGCTACGCCGCTGGCGGTATGCCCATGGTCGAGAAGGACGGCAAGAAAGTCCCGGCCTTTGCCGCTGACGGTAAGGGCAAGATGGCTAAGGGTGGAATGACCAAAGCCAAAATGATGGCTGGTGGTGGCAGGGCCAAGATGATGGCTGGCGGCGGCATGACATCCAAGATGGCTCCCTCCAAAATGGGCAAGGTTGCAACCGGTAAGCCCTCCATGGGCAGTGCTTCGAGCCGTGCCGACGGAGTTGCTGAAAAGGGTCTAACCAAGGGCCGTATGCTCCGCAAGGGCGGGAGGGTTATCTAATGATGCCCTCTCGTGGAATGGGTGACATCAATCCCTCGAAAATGCCGGGACGTAAGGTCATCAAGCGTAAAGATGACCCTGAAAAAGTCTCGTTGTTTAAAGAGGGTGGTGAATCTCGTGTAAACGAGGCGGGTAACTACACTAAACCCGGACTTCGGAAGTCCATCTTTGAGCGTATCAAGGCTGGTGGTAAGGGGGGTGCTCCGGGTCAATGGAGTGCCCGTAAGGCTCAAATGATGGCTATGCAGTACAAAAAAGCCGGTGGTGGATATAAGTGAAATGGTCGGATAAGCGTAAAAAGGCTGTTGACTGTGATAACCCAAAAGGTTTTTCAGAGAGGGCACATTGCGCTGGAAGGAAGAAAAAAATGGCTGGTGGTGGATTAGCAAAGTCTCAGCAGAGTTTGAAAGATTGGACTGCCCAAAAGTGGAGAACTAAAAGTGGAAAGCCTTCTACTCAAGGCCCAAAGGCTACAGGGGAGCGGTATCTCCCCGAGGCGGCTATCAAAAATCTGTCTGCTTCTGAGTACGCATCAACAACGAAAGCAAAAAGAGCAGGAAAAGCCGCAGGAAAACAGTTCGTCAAGCAACCCAAAAACATAGCAAAAAAGACAGCGGGGTTTAGATAATGGCTGAGAAATGGATTCAGAAGGCAATCAAGAAGCCCGGTTCTCTGCGTAAGGCGCTTGGGGTCAAGGCTGGAGAGAAGATTCCTGCCAAAAAACTTTCCGCCGCAGCCAAGAAAACAGGGAAAATAGGTCAACGTGCCCGTCTTGCCGAAACGCTGAAAGGTCTTAAGAAGTGACAACCTCTGGAGCCACCTCCTTTAACCTTGACCTAAATAATCTGGTCGAGGAAGCGTTCGAGCGTTGTGGGTCTGAGATCCGCACGGGCTACGAATTGCGGACCGCACGGCGAAGTTTAAACTTACTGACCGCCGAGTGGGCCAACCGTGGGGTCAATCTTTGGACCATCGAGCAGGGTGAGGTTGCCATGGTTCAGGGTCAGGTTTCCTACGAACTGCCTATTGATACGGTTGATCTCCTTGAGCATGTTATACGAACAGGAACAGGACAGAACCAGTCAGACCTAACCATTACCCGTATTAGTGTTTCTACCTATGCCACGATCCCTAATAAATTAGCCCAAGGGCGTCCTATTCAGGTTTGGGTTGATCGGCAGTCCGGTGCGACATATCCTTCCGGAGGAAGACCAGAGGGAACGAATCCAAGCACTGGAGTAGATCATCCACAGATTTATGTATGGCCTACCCCTGACCAGTCAAACTACTACACCTTCGTTTACTGGCGCATGAGAAGGATTCAAGACGCCGGGAACGGAACGACCACACAAGACATACCGTTTAGGTTCTTGAACTGCATGGTGGCAGGATTGGCTTACTTTCTGTCCATGAAGATTGCTCCAGATCGTATGGCAAGCCTCAAGGCTCAGTATGATGAGCAGTGGAAGTTTGCCGCTGAAGAAGACCGTGACAAGTCGGCTGTCCGGTTTGTCCCAAGACGGATGTTCATTGAATAATGGGTAACAGGTTTGCTTCCGGCAGGATCGCAATTGCGATGTGTGACCGTTGCGGGTTTCAGTATCAACTCAAGCAACTCAAGAAACTTGTCATCAAAACTAAGAACGTCAACATCTTAGTTTGCCCGGAATGCTGGGAGCCAGATCAGCCTCAGTTGCAGTTAGGAATGTTCCCTGTAGACGATCCTCAAGCACTAAGGAACCCTCGAAAGGACAACTCGTATATACAAGCCGGATTCACCGGTTTGCAGTTAGAAGACACTTCAGGACCGTCTGTCGATGAAGACGGATACGCTTCTGGGGGTAGTAGAATTATTCAATGGGGCTATGCTCCTGTTGGTGGTAGCAGGGCAGACGATAATGGACTCACACCAAATAACTTGGTTTTAGGCATAGCGCTTGGTACTGTAACTGTTGTAACTACTTAGGAGTTTGAAATGACCTCACACACTATGAAAGACGTTGCTAAAAAAGAAGTTAAAGAGCACGAAAAGAAAATGCATCCCAAGGGCAAGAAGTTTGCCAAGGGTGGTAAAACCAATCTTCAGATGAAAGAACTTGGTCGTGGCATGGCTAAAGTTATTAACCAGCGTTCTTCCTCAAGGGGTCGATAATGGCTAAGTACAGCATGAAAGTTAAGGGCAAAGAGATTGGTCCTGCTGAGGTCTATTCTCCTCCTCACACAATGAGCGGGAAAGACACGAATGTTCAAACCTATTCCAAGTACGAAACCGGCGCTCAGTATGTGGATAGTTTAAACATGTCCGTTGGTGGGATTAGCAAAGGCAACTATGCTCCAATTAATCCTTATGGGGTTGGTGAGATGCGTGGTTACGGTGCAGCTACCAAAGGTCGTAAGATCAGCGGGAAGATGGGATGAACTACGCCCAACTCGTCTCTGCAATTAAGGGCTATGCTGAGAATGATTTTCCAGCAACTGCCGGTAACTTTACGTCTACCGATCAGCTCAACACGTTTATCAAGCAGGCCGAGCAACGAATCTACAATAGCGTTCAGTTTCCGGTTATCCGTAAAAATGTGACCGGAACAACAACAAACGGCAATAAGTACTTGGCTATGCCGGTTGATTTTTTAGCAACTTACTCAATGGCTGTAATTGATCCGGTTACAACTGACTACGAGTACCTGCTTAACAAAGATGTAAACTTTATCCGAGCGGCGTATCCGAGTGCATCGGATTCTGGGATACCGGCTTATTACGCATTATTTGATGACAACACTTTTATCTTAGGCCCGACCCCAAATGCCGCCTACACTATGGAACTTCATTATTATTACTACCCGGCTTCCATCGTCGATGCTGGAACAAGTTGGCTTGGTGATAATTTTGATTCCGTACTTCTTTATGGTTCGTTACTAGAAGCGGCGTCGTTTATGAAGTCTGATGCTGATACGATTAAGAACTACACTGAGCGTTATAACGAAGCCCTTTTGCTGGCTAAACGGCTTGGCGATGGCATGGAGCGCAGCGACGCTTACAGGTCTGGTCAGTTCCGGATGCCGAATCTTCCTCAAAATACTGGGGTTCGGTAAATGGCTTTTACCGGCAACTTCACCTGCAATGTATTTAAATCAGGTCTGCTAAATGGAAACTTTGACTTTAGCGGCAGTGCAATCAAGATTGCGCTCTACACAAACTCGGCTATTTTAAACGAGGACACAACGGCCTATACAACAACCGGCGAGGTAGTGGCTTCTGGATATACGGCTGGCGGCAATACGCTTGTTGGAACGGTTCTAGAAGACAACGGGGTTGGGTTTGTGACCTTTTCTACAACTTCATGGTCTGGAGCGTTTACAGCCCGTGGTGCGCTAATTTACAAAGCCGGTGCTAACGGGGCGATTTGCGTATTAGACTTTGGATCAGACAAGACTTCTGCGACTACATTCCAAGTTGAATTTCCACCCGCTACGTCCAATAGCGCACTTATAAGGATCGCCTGATGACCTTTTTAGCCGGTATCTACTCCGAACCCCCTATAGTGAAGGTGAGCAATATTCGCCCACCCGAGAAGGACATCTATAAGCAGATGTGGAGTAAACCTGAGTACCGGCACGTTGCTCCGGGTGAGCAAGTGGCCTTTGAGTTTTTGTCTCAAGCCAAGCCTGAAAAGGGGGCAACGGTTCTTGATCTAGGCTGTGGTACGGGAAGAGGATCTTTGGCCCTAGCGGCCTTTGGTGATTTAAACGTCACTATGGTGGATTTTGCGGACAACTGCTTGGATGACGACATCCGGCCCATGCTGGAGACCCAGAGTCATGTCATGCGGTTTGTGGAGGCGGATCTAACAAAGCCTCTGCCGGTTCAGGCGACTTATGGGTACTGCACGGATGTTTTGGAGCATATCGGCCCAGAGAATGTAGATGCGGTGATTGATAACTGCCTGTTGTCGTGCCGCCATG